CCCATCGCGGGGGTGGGCGCGACGAAGGTGGCGCTGCGTAGGCTGCTTGCAACAACGAATCAAACCGGCTGGTCGCGGCGCGAAGAATCGGGGCGGCTGGATCGGCGGGCGCTGACGCGGTTCGCTATCGGCGATGCGAACATCTTCGCACGGCGCGAGCATAAAGAATCGACGACATCAGTGGTGCAGATACTGATAGACGCATCGAGTAGCACTGATGACCCCGTCGAGAAGGATGTGAAAAAGTCGCGCATTGAAGTCTTCGGTGAAGTAGCCACGCACCTGTCGAAGATACTCGACGAGTGCGGCGTGACGTTGGGCATCACTGCATTCTGGGGTCAGGCGCTGACGATTGGTCACAACGGGGCGGAGAATGAGGACGTCACATTCGTTGACATCAAGGGGTATCGCCAGTCGCTGCGCTCAAGCAAGGCTGCGATATCCGCGATCAAGCGGATTGCCTGTGGTGCTACGCCAGACTACACCGCTCTCAAGATTGTTCTGCTGGACTTGGCAGCGCAGAAAGAGCAGCGCAAGGTTCTGTTCTTCCTCACCGATGTAGACAATTACAACGCACGAGGGGCGCAGCATCTCGATGAGTTAGCGCGCAAGCTGGGAGTTACTATCATCGGCATCGGCGTGGGCAATGCCGACATCACCAAATGTTTCGCGCACTCAGCGAACGTGAAGTCCGTAGCAGAAGTTTTTACACAGTCGTTCAACAAGCTGTTATTCGCAGTTAAATAAACACTCCCCCCTTGGGGGGGGTAACGGAGGCTCCAAATGGACATCAAAATATGCACTAAGAATTTACCGAAACTCGACGCTGCGCTGGCAGCAGTGAACGGCAAGGCGAAGGATCATACCTACAGCGGGTATGATCTGCTTGCGGTGTCAGCAGCAGCAGAAGCGTATGCATTAAGCATCCTGAAAAACCAACGGTGGGTAGTGCTGGCGCAATGGCAAAGCGAAAGCGGCTCTGCTGTTTCCAGCGCCTATAAATACAGCCGCATCAGCACTATTGTTCGCATCAAGCGCGGCAAGAGCGGCTGGTATCTCATTGATGCAAAGGCATCGACACTGTATTCCAAGGGCGGCACATCGCAATTACTTTTGACGGTGGCGCAAGCAAATCATGCCGCTAGTCTGGCGGCTCAACGATACGTAGTGAAAGGCGCAAATGGAACATGAAATTCTGTGGATAGGTAACGACGGACTGTGGATTTATGATGGACGGAGATGGAGCAAGGTTGCTCCCTCTGCTGCGTTTAAACAGCTAGTAACTAGGAGGGCATGGAAATGATTACCAAACGGGTAACGACGAGCGACGGTATCGTGCGTGAATTTGTCGGGAAGATATGGGATGAAGAGTTGCGTGTCTACAAAATATACGGCGACATTACAAACATTGAATCCCTGAAAGAAGCGGCACAAATACTGGCTATCGAATGCCATGTAAGCAACATTCTTTACACCAATTTATAGGGGGTTATACAATGAAAACAGGTGATGTCGTAATATTTTTGATGTCTGCAATTTTTTTAATTCTGCTCATTACGGAGAGAATATGGACAACAATTTAAATGATTTATCCATAAAGATTCAAGCAATTACGAAAGAAAAACTGGAGGAAAGCCCGCTCGATGTGTTCGGGCTTTTCCTCACGCTAGCTGCATTCATCGCTGCGGACTCTTGCCATCTCCCACAAGACACCACTGATGCAGAGAGCGCAGCCGCTAGTATATTTACGGATGCGCTCCATTATAGATTCAATTCAAAATCCCAAACCAAGCATTAGAAATAGTCGTTGCACTCTTTGTAGGTGCCGGTGGATTTTTCATACGTGAGCAGTGTCTCGCCCACTTGACCAACCCACCGGTATCTACATTTCCATACCGCTATCTGTGTGTCATGCTTCAAGCGATGCACAGTTAAGCCGCAGTCCGCTTTTGCCCACCACGCCATGCTCCCTGAGATAGCCATACCATCAGGTCGAGGAAGGTCTGCTCCACTCCGCAGCATCTTTGCCGGGTGAGCCACAAACCACACATGCACTCCACTGTTCTTCGCAAACTGCTGCACCCTTGTCAGCATGTTGCTGATTGCTTCAGTCTCGGATGAACCACGCTCCATTTCGATGTAGTTGTAGGGATCAATCACCAGCCCCCGTATGCCCATCCGCGCCACAGAGATGCGCGCCCTTTCGATTATGCTATCGACATTCGCAGGGTTACTAGACTCAGAGGTCAGGAACACGAAGTGATCCTGCACCCATGCGTATGACTGTTTGAACTCATCCTCGGTCATCCGGTCTTTGCCTTCAAAAAACCGTTTATTGGAATAGATTTCAATCAGCCGCGCTATATGAATTTCGGGGGCGTTCTCAAACGAACACAGTGCAAATTTCCAGTCCCTGTCTCGCGCCAGATTGACCATGATCTGATCGACGAAGTTCGACTTACCTGAAGAGGGATAACCGGTGACCACGGTGAGTTGTCCCGGCACCACGGTGTAAATCTGATCCACGGACTTATACCCGGTGCTTTCTCCCGTCCCTGTCCCTTTGTTCCATAGATCGTTTAAACGGGCAGAGAAGTCCTTTGCGGAGCTAATCCCTTGGACTGGGTACGGCTCGGCTTTGTCGATGGCATCAGTAACTGCGGCTCTACCGTCCCGCAGGAACAGTTCGTTGAAGTCCTTGCAGTCCGTCAGTTTGACCAGCTTGCACCTGTCTTTGCCGATCCTGCGTGATAGTTCCTCTGCTAGGGCATGTCCCGGCGCGTCGTTGTCCGTGGCGATGATGACCCAAGGGGCTTTGGTCAGCGTCTCAAAGGCGTCCCAGACGAAGCTGAAGCGTTTGTCGTCGCTGGGTGACACCTTGCCCTCAACTACCTTCAATGGAGCGCCCATCGGCACACTGAGAGCGTTTAGGACACCTATTTCCATCAACGTCAGACAGTCTATCTCCCCCTCGACGATCACAATCGGCTTGTCGGGGACAATGGAGTCCAGATTGAAGAAGCTGTGCGCTCCACCAGTCTCCTGCGTGAATTCTTTCTCACTGATGTTGCGATACTTCGCGGACACCAGTTGACCGCCCTTGTAGTACGGAAACCCGATGCACTCGGCGGTGCTGTTCGTCTTTGCAAACCACCTGTCGGCGGCGAACAGCTTGGCGGCTGTCGCTGTCTCTTTACTAATCCCACGACCAGACAAGAATTTTAAGTGCTGCTCCATCAGTTCATTCAGCACAACCTTCGACGAAGGCACTGCCGACACCACGGCTGACGCTGACATAGAGAACCCCTTTTCTGTTTTGTATGCGCCTTCCGCTCCACAGTGAAAACATGAGTAGAGCAGAAGATCGTTACTGCGTTTGACTGAAAGTTCTTTGCGGCTGGATTTCTTGCGGAGCGGACTGCACTCAGGACAGACCGTCCTGTATTCGCCAGTCTGAGGAACAGACGCGGCGATTGATTCTAGATTCATGTGAGCCTCTGTAATCTATTTTTTTTGAGAGATATTCTTCTTGAGAGAGTGGTCAGGATTCCTACTGAATGACCTGTTGGCGGATGCGGATTTCACGCGGAGGTTACCGGTGGCGTTTGATCCGCCTTTGCTCAACGCGGTGACATGGTCAACATCTTTTCCATCACCCTTTTTCACTGCTCCTTTTTTGACCATCGCAGCCCGCGCTGTGTTGCGCTCTGCTCTGTTCTTTAATTGTTCAGGCTTGCCTTGGTAAGTCTCGTATTCCTTTTTATACGGTCTTGGTTTATTCACGTATGGCATTGTCTGTCCTTAGTTAACTCCGGAGGTATCTATCTTACTCCGGAGAAGGGCTTTTTATTAGGATCAACCTCAAGACCTCCCCCTACCCCACAGGAATATGGAGGAGAGGAGGAGGATCAACCCCGCATGAAGCGGACTCGTATGATACTTTCGTATTCCCCACGCTTGCGAGTAAGACCAGCGCCCACGGTTGTTTCGGAGTTGCACCGGAGGTCTGACATCAACCCCTTACGTGGTATTCGTTCTCTCGACAGCAGCCCGAAGTTGGCTCGTTGTTAACGCAGTCGGCACGATCTGCGGAAAAGAAAAACCCCAAAGGTCGAGGCTCAGGCCGTGGTAAGAGTGGACATCACGAGTCCGCACAAACCAAAGCCTCGATTTTTGAGGTCTTTATCGTGATATCCGCCCTCTTACAAGCGGCCTGTCTTTTTCACAGGTGACAAAGTATAAACCGATGTTAAAAATAAATGCAACCAAGTTTCTCAGTTTTTTGCTTCTGTTGACACCCTGACAATTTTAAGCTAACTTCGTCCGGCGAAGTTAGCTTAACTCTGCCCGTTTAAACGAGCCAGTCGAAGGGATCGTTGAGGGTAGTCCGGGCGGGTGTCGGCGGAACAATCCCTTTGTACTTTTCCGGTAGAGTGTCGATTGGCAGCAGGTCTTCAGCCCCCACCATAAGCCTGTTCCCATAACTGTAGTCTTTAACTTTGTGGACTTCCATGAATTTGCCTTTGTGGATGTAGCCCAAGATACAGCAGGTAAGCGGGTTCAGTATTTTCACCCCCACAAGAATCTCAGCGTTGAAGTGTTCCATTGAGTTGATCGGAATCTCCGCGTCACGCCCCACATACGTGATTGTTTTTATCTGGGCAGTCCAGCCTTTGATAATCGTGTCTGGAATATCGCTGCCAAGTTTCGTGACGGTCATATCCAGCGAGCATCCCAGCCCCTTTCTTAGGGCAAACTCTCCCATAGCCCCAAGGTAATGCGGGGCGAAACTGCTGTATCTCGTTGTGATTTTCTTTACATCAGGGACTTGGTTGGCAACCTTCACGCAATGGAACCGTTCAGCATACATCGCTATGTTTATTAGATCGAACGCGTCGAATTCAACAATCATTTGGTAGCCTTTTTTTGAGCCAGCATCTCATTGCGAAGCAAGTGATACGCAGCCTCGCCCCGTTTGTGCTTGATATCTTCCAGATACCCAGCCCTGTCCGGCAACTTCAATACATGTCGAGCCTCGCATTC